GAAGTCGTCGCACTCGTCGCTTTCCCATTCGAACCATTCGGCACCGTCGAACACCTCAAGGCCGCCCATGTTGGCGTAGTCGCCTTTGATGCGGTTGGCGAACTGGAAATCATCATAGGCCGCCAGCGCATCAAGCATCATTCCGGCTTGCGCAAGATCGGCAACTGGCCAATGGAACGGCTTGCCGGGGATTTGAGGTATCCAGTAAATGCGCAAATCGTCTTTCTTGGGAGCGGGGAATTTCCGCACGAAGTTCCGATAAATAGCGCCAGCGGCCGTCATGATTGCACCTGTGTCTTATGCCTGCTCGCATTCGCAAAGCGCATCAAGTCTGATTAATGCCATGATTTCAATCTCCGTGCAGCCCTTGGGCGGTTCTGACGCAAATCCAAAATACCGATAAAATATTCTCCTGTCTAGTGGATATTTCGCAAATATCTTGCGAAAAGCGCAAACCTTTGATAAATGGCCAAGTTATGGAAGACACAGCCCGAGACAACCTCATGGTCATCATCCGCGCCTATCGCGACGCCACGGGCAAATCCATGACTGCGATCAGCCGGGACTTCTACGGGCAGTCCCCCTATTTCGACGAGCTCCGGCGCGGCGAGCGGACCATTACCCTCACGAAGCTGGACGAATTGGTGGATAAATTCAAAGCTAACTGGCCGGAAGGCGTGGCCTGGCCCGTATTGCGGCCGATGTTCTTGGGGCGGAAATGAGCGAAATAATCCGATTGGTAAATCTCTGCGAGAAAGCCAGCGAATCATCGTTCCCGATCAATTTGGCCATCGCGCGGCTGGATTTCTACCGCGAAGAAAACGGCGACATGGGAGACGACGATGTTCCGGATTTCACCGGATCGCTTGATGCCGCTGTGTCGTTGGTTCCCAAGGATTGGTATTGGCAGGTGGGATTTACAACCTCGTTCCAAGCTTGGGCGAACGTGTATCAGACGCATCCAGATCATGGCGAAAAGGACCGCAATGAGTTCCACTCCAACCGGCCTTATTGGGAATTCCGAAAGTGGACGCCTGCCCTTGCCCTCTGCCATGCCGCGCTGCGCGCCCAAGCTTCGCAAATAAAATGACGGTGGATATATTCCAGCCACCGCCCTGCCAGCCGAATATCCGATATATTGATTCGCGTCGCCTCATGGCGCGGATCGGAACCATGCAAATCACAGATACAGACGAGGATGGCGACGCCGTCGAGATCGTTCCCATGGAGCTACCGCTTGATCGGGATACGGTTTCGTGGCTTGCTCGGATGGCCAAGGACGATCGCCAAGCGGCATCTATGATCGCGAGTATGCTTAAGGAAATCCGCCGCGATGATGAAGCGGCAGACCGCGTGCTGCATTAACCTCAACCAGGAGAATCGCTATGGGCCGTAGGAAAGGTTCGCTCAATAAACCAAAGGGTGACAAGCCGCAACCGGCATCGGCTATCGGCAAGATGATTTCCGCCAAACGACTGAAAGAATTGGTGCAACTCAAAAAATCCGCCAAAGAAGATAGCGACGCCTGCACCGAATCGGCCAGAGATGCCATCAATAATGCCATCAAAGGCGAAAATCTGCACCGCAAGGCATTTGGTATCGCTCTTGCCGCAGATAAGATGGAGCCAGAGGCGCTGGCCGACTATTTCGCCCATCGGGACTATTACGAGGCATCTCTCGGTCTTCGGAAACGATCAGGCTCAGTCATGCGGATGGACTTCGATGAAAAATCAGATGATGCGGCGGAAAGTAACGTAGCGACGTTCCCGACTGCCGGCCGCGCATGACGACCATTTGTCTGCCATTGTCACCGACGACGAATCACTTGTTTGCAGGCCGTGGCAGACGCTATCGTTCACAGGAATACGAGGCATGGATCACTGAGGCTGGCTTGGAATTGAAGCGCCAGCGGCCTTCCCCATGCCACGGGCGGGTATCTCTATCCTTCGAGGTCGAAGAACCTAAGACCGCCCGCCGGCAAGATATCTCCAATCGGCTCAAGGCGGCGGAAGATTTGCTGGTCTCGCATCGGATCATTCAGGGCGACGATCAGCGGTTTGTGCGCAAGATCACATTGGAATGGTCGGCGGCGATTATGGGCATCAGGATCACGATCGCACCATATCCAGAATAGCGGATAATATTTTCCCGCGCCACTAGATTTCATCCGAAGATATATTTACGGTTCCTCCCTCGCAAGGAGCGGATATCCCATGAAGTATGAAGACTTCCTCGCCAGCAAGGCCATTCGAGCGCAAGAGCGCGGGCTCAAGACTGTGCCAACGCTCGCCGGCCACCTCTTTCCCTTTCAGCGTCTTTGCGTGGACTTCGCTCTGCGTGCCGGATCGGCCGGTAACTTTCTGTCGACGGGGCTCGGCAAGACAGCATGTGAGCTCGAATGGGCCGCTCATGCCGCCGACGCCACGAACGGTCGCGCGCTCATATTGGCCCCGCTGTCGGTTGGCTGGCAGATTGCGCAAGAGGCCGAGCGCTGGGGATATGACGCCAAAGTCATCCGCGATATGTCGGAGATCGATTGGGGCATTAATATTTGCAATTACGATCGGCTGGACAAGTTGGAACCGGCAGCGTTCGGCGCCGTGGCACTTGATGAAGCGAGCATACTAAAATCGTTCGGGGGGAAAACGTCTCAGGCGCTAATCCAGGCGTTCGCGAGTCACCGTTTTCGGCTCTCTGCCACGGCGACGCCGGCCCCGAACGATCACATGGAATTGGGGCAGCAATCCGATTTCCTCGGGATCATGCCATCGTCAGAAATGCTCATGCGGTGGTTCATCAACGATACGTCCGTTGCCTCGCAGGAATGGCGCCTCAAGAAGCATGCCGTCAATGACTTCTGGGATTGGTGCGCTTCGTGGTCGCGCATGGCGGAAATGCCATCCGATCTTGGCGATAGCGACGAAGGTTTCGTTCTGCCGGCAATGAAGATCATTCGGCATCGGGCAGAGGCATCGCCAATCAAGGGCGCGGACCTATTCGGCATGGTCGATATGTCGGCAACGCAGATGCATGAGGTCAAACGGACCACGGCCGGCAATCGGTCGAAGTCGGTTGCCGATCTCGTCAACGCATCCACATCGGAGCCGTGGGTTGTTTGGTGCGATACCGATTACGAGGCTGACGCGATCAAGGAACTATTACCGAACGCCAAGGAAGTCCGCGGCTCGCACACGCCAGAGCAGAAGGAAACCACGCTCCGCGGTTTTGCTGATGGATCAATCCGAGTGATCGTGACCAAACCGTCAATCTGCGGGTTCGGTCTCAACTGGCAGCATTGTGCGAGAACGGCGTTCGTCGGCCGCACGTTCTCCTATGAAAGCTGGTATCAAGCCGTGCGCCGTTTCTGGAGATTTGGCCAATCTCGCCAAGTCGAGGTCCATCTGATCGTGGCGGAAGGTGAGGAAGCCATTGCGCGGGTTATTGACCGCAAGGCAGACGACCATATCATCATGAAAAATGCGATGCGCGCCGCGATGGCGCGAGCCAACGACAAGTCAGTAAAACGACAGACCGCATATGCCCCGAAACACAAAGCAAAGGTGCCTGAATGGCTAAAGTAATCAAGTGCATTGAGGCTACTCATGGTGAAAATTTCTCGACATATTGCGGGGACAGTTGCCAGATCGTGCCTCAGCTCGCATCGGAGACGGTAGGATTTTCCCTGTATTCTCCACCGTTTACGAACATTTTCGTATACAGCGACAGCGAAGCTGACATGGGGAACTGCACAACGGATGAAGAGTTCAATCAGCACTATGCATATCTCGTTCGTGATCTTCTGCGAGTCACTAAGCCCGGTCGTTTGACAGCAGTTCATTGCTCTGACTTGCCGTCGTCGAAGTGGAAAGACGGCGTGATCGGGCTCAAGGACTTCCCCGGCGATATCGTCCGCATCCATCAGTCCGAGGGTTGGATTTTTCATTCGCGAACGATCGTCTGGCGCGATCCCGTTGTCGAGATGACCCGCACCAAGGCTCTCGGGCTGCTCTACAAGCAACTCAAGAAGGACAGCACCAAGAGCCGCATGGGCATTTGCGATCAAGTTCTTGTATTTCGTAAGCCGGGAGAAAATTCTGAGCCCGTTGAGCAGATGCCGGAAAACTTCCCAGTATCACAATGGCAGAAATGGGCATCTCCGGTCTGGATGGATATCAATCAGACCAACACGCTCAACGTCCGCATGGCCAAGGACGGCGCTGATGAGCGCCATTTGTGTCCGTTACAGCTCGACCTTATTGAGCGCGCTGTGACGCTGTGGAGCAATCCTGGCGACGTTGTGCTCTCGCCGTTTATGGGCATCGGCAGCGAGGGAGTGAGCAGCCTCAAGCTGAAACGCAAATTCATCGGCATTGAGCTCAAGCCTTCGTACTTCAAGCACGCTTGCCGATATCTGGAGGCCGCGGAACGGCAAGAGGATCTTTTCCTGCAGGAGATGGCATCGGAGGCCGCAGAATGACGGAAAGCCAAGCATCTCCCACTGTTCGCCGGATCATTGGTCCAACCATCCTGCTTCACAGCGGATCGTATTTCGATTTTGAGGCACCTGAAACCAGCGCATTCACGATCGAAGATATCGCCCACGGTCTTTCGATGGTTTGCCGATTTGCTGGACAGTGCAACCGTTTCTATTCGGTTGC